TAAACATTCTTCTGACTGTCTCAGAGATTGCCTTATAATCTTTCTTGCCTAAAAGCTCCGTCCCGTGCTTTGCGCCCTCTTCAAGTCCAATAAGGAATGCCGGGGCCATTGCGTGCTTCAATCCCTCATCCATTTCCTTATTGTAAAGGTTCTCGATTGCCGTTTCTGCGTCCTTTCCGTCCTCAACGGCAGTTTTTATCGTTTTAAGGCAGGCTTTTTTTTGATATTCCCATGCCTTAGAGAACGACTTAATGAAAGGGTTCTCAATGCTTCTGGCACGGACATCGAACGCTTTCCAGATTTTTGCACGACGTTCTTTATCTGCGTCAGATTTCAAGATTTTGTATTTCTTGCCGTATTCTTCACAAAGTTTTGTGAACTCTTCTTCTGAAAGTTCATTGTGGCTTTCATTTTCCGGCTTGTTTTCGGGGCTTTCTTCTGGGAGTGTCACCTCTTCATTTTCTGTTGGTTTTTCCGGCTCTTCTTCGGGAAGTTCCACAGGCTCGTAATTCTGCGGCTGTTCGACCGTTGAAAATCCCATAAGATACACGTCGCCGTTCTTCTCGTCCGGCTCATACCCCATCGCAACGCGCCATTCGTTGCGCGTAAGAACACCCCTCGATAGGCCTTCGTTTGCAATCCTTAATTTCTGCTCGACATCTTCCTCGACCGTGTTTTCATGGGCAAATATCAGCCGCCGTTCTTTGTCAAAATCCTCCCAAAGCAGCTGCGTGTTCATTACGCGCTCGTACATACGGAGATAGTCCGCAAGGACGTTTTTGTTCAGGAGATAGAAAGCGGAATCTATCGTCGAACGGTTGGAATTTTCGAGGATTCCCATGATTTCGGGCGGGATATGGAACTGCTGGTTTGCGGAATCGCGGAGGAACTTCCGCGACTCCACGAAGTCCATTTCATGCGGGGTCTGCGATATCGGCTCGAATCTTGAGCCCTCGCCTGTCAGAACCATAGGCTCATGTGCCTTTAGGTATCCCGCCATTTTCTGCATCCACGATTTCTTGATTTGTTCCGCGGTTTCCTTGTTGCCCTGTGGCGCGTAGATGATTGCGCTCGGAGTCGCGTCGTTGAAAAACAGGTTCTTCGCGTATTTTGCCGCGTACTCGTCCGACTGTATCTCGTCGCCGATTGCCTCGGCAACGCCGCGCCCCCTGCTGTATGGGTCGCTTAGGTCTATGTCCTTGAAGCTGATGACGTCCTCGGGCGGCACCACTATAGAGCTTCCGCCCGTCGTGCCGAAAGGGTATATCTCCCAGTGCCTGTTGACCGACGAGGGAGATGTCACGACCCATGACGGCGCAATCGGGGTGAGCGCGATTACCCGCCCGCTCGGCGCGCGAATCTTGAGCAGATAAGCCTCGCCGACAAGGACATAGCAGGCAAAGATAAAATACCTGATGTTCCAGCCGGTCAAATCCCTGAACGTCGGGCAAGGATTCTCGAGCAGGTTGTAGATGTCATGTGATTCGATTATTTCCGCGTTGTTCTTGTTCTTGCGGTATTCCGCCCTGTCGTACAGCAGCAGCTCGACCGACGCGCATTTGCTTGCGATTATTCGCGCCCCGTCTAGACGAGGGCTCTCGTGAAAGAGTTGGAGGAGCTGGCTCGTCGCAAGTGACGGCGGTGCGCTCCACATCTTCTTGATTTTCGCACTGATTCTTTCAGCTATGTTCATGGGTACTTCCCCTTTATCGTTTGTAATTTCTATACAACATAAAGGGGAATTTGTCAAATTCTATTTTGCTATTTTATCCAAAAGCATACATTTGATTTCGCCGTAAGTCTTACCCTCCGAAATCAAAGCCTGCACAAGATTCTCGCGTCTTGCAATCTTCTCAAGCATATCATCGGAAAGCCCGCTTCTGTCTGACTTCGGTTCAAGCCCTAGCGATTTGTTCACGAGCTTCGAAAAATTGGAATAGGCGAACTTCGCGTTCGGGTTGTCTGACTTGTCCACGATTTCTTCTTTGATTGCGTCGGTCAATGAACGTCTGATTAGTTTGCCGTTCATTCGGTATTCTCCGTGTTTCCGCAATGCAGGCAGAACTTCACGGAAAACCCACTGTCGGAAATCAAAAGCCTTTTCTTTTTTGGACTTAAAAACAAGCTCATAAAGTATGTTTTCTTTAATGCAGCAGACTTTCTGCCTTCCTCCCTCTGTCTGCAAAAGGGTATAGATAATATCTACCCCCTTTATATGGTCCTGATGGTCATTGTGTTCCTGTATAATGTTGTTTATGGCGTCGCTGCTGTTTTTAATCCCCAGACACCTACAGACATTTCCCGCCAAAAACCACGGCTCGCCTTTCTCGTCGATGTAGCCTGTAATCTCTCCGAAAACCGGATTCTCGAATTTAACTAGCTGTTCTGATTTCATAACAAAGTCTTTGTTTTTTCAAGACGGTGTAGGAATTTCCTACTCCCTTTTATCTTCGTCGCCGCCCGTTATGCGCAAAATCCTGTTGCTCACCTCAATCCCGAGCGTGTGGATTGCGTTCCCCTCTGTCGTATTTATGCTCTTGCTTACGATTATAATAGCGTCAAGCATGCTGAGAATCCTCTCTATCTCTTCCTTCATTCTGTGCCTCCTCTAGTTTTCCCTTCAACTCCTCGAGCGACGACACGCACAGCGCGATTCCGCCGTCCGCCCTTATCCGCCCGAGGAAGTCCTTCTGCGCGTCGGACAGCCTGCCGCCCTTCTCGCGCTTGCACTCCACGGCAAGAAAACGCCCGTCCCTTGTGATGCCGAGAATGTCCGAGCTCCCGACGCAGCCGAACCGGACGAACCGGCTTCCGACCTTGACCGCCCCCGTGTTGTTCCGCCACACGAACAGCCCCGAAAGTTGCAGATACTTCAGGCACTCGCTCAGAACCTCGTTTTCTTTCCGCCCCTTCATTCTTCCTTCGTCCTCCTCAATGCCCTTCGGCGGGCGTTCCTCGCGTTCTGGTATATGCGGCGTTTGTCCTTGTACCTTGCGTAGCCCACGGGGTCAGCCTTCAGCCGTTCAAAATACTCCCTCCGCTTCTCGCGCATGGCTTCCTTTTTCTCCTCCGTCCGGTTCGCGTAGTACCGTCGTGCCCTCGCGTTCCGTTTCTCGATGTCTACTCTGCCGCTTTTGGTTCTGGCCGCCCTGCCCGTTTTTTCCTTCGCGCTAAATTCCGCGTACTTCAGCTTTGCGAGCGCGATTCGCACCCTGTTCGCTTCCGGCTCGCCTGGAATCGTTCCTCCGAGCCTGTTATAAATGCCCATGTACTTGAGCTCTACCCTCGCGATGTTGTCGCGAGCGAAATTGCGGTTGTCGCCGTCAAGGAAGATGTAGTTGCTCCTCTCCGTGAAGTCCTCCCACGGGTGCGTTTCCATGTAGACCCATTTTGCCTTCGAAACCCACACCGAAGGCTGCGCAATCTTGATTCTGACATATCCTTTCTTCGTCTGCTCGCTGTACAGCGGTCTCGGCTTCCGGTTGTGGCGGCTTCGACATACCTTGTCGCTCGCCCCTATCCTTGACCGCTGGTTATAGAACGCGGTCAAGGTTACGCCCGCGTCCGGGTATCTCTCGCAGAACTTGGCGAAGGCTTCCCGTCGGTTCATGCCCCTCTGCGACATGAGGAACGCGTTCTTCTCCGCGTCCCATATCTTCCGAAAGTGCTTCATTCCGCCGACCCTTTGCTCCCGATTCCGAGAAACTCCTTGACGGAATTATCCTCGTTCCTGTCTCCGCACGCAACTGAGTACATGACCCTGACGGCTTCGATTCTCAGCCGCTTTTCATCAGCCTTCATCTGCTGTATCTTTATCCAGTTCTCGGACAGCTCGCTCATCGCGTCCGAGCGGCGAATAAGTCTGTCGAGCCTCTCGCTGTCGTCAAATACCGAATCATCTCCCAGCAGCTCAATTTGCCCAAGGATTACATTCTCAAGTTCTTCTGCTTTTGTCATTTGCTTTGCCTCTTTGTTTGTCGTTTATCTTTATTTCCAAAAAGGAGCGGTATTTCTGCCGCCCCCCTTGCGCTAGTCAATCTGATAGTGCATTGATGTCTCATAGCCGTTCTCTTTCAGCACCCTCGCAAGAGTCCTGTGGAACGTAGTGTTCCTCCACGCCATTCCGTGGAACTCGTTGACGCAGAACCACCCCCTCGCATACTTGCGGATACTCAGTCCCGCGTCGGCGAAAATCTCCGCATACTCGGCTTCCGTGAAGAACTTCTCTTTGCGGAAGATGCACATGTCGAAATTGCACGTTCCGTCGTCGGCGCAGTTCTCGATTGCCTCGTAAGCCTGATAGCGCGCGTCCTGTGCTCCCTCGAGGAAGCAGGCTCTTCTTTCAGCCTTCGTGATTGTCGGTCTTGTTTTGTCTGTCATTTCTTTGCTCCTTATCAATCTCTTGATGATTTAATATTATCCCGTGTGTTTTATTTTGTCAATAAGAAAATAAATAAAAAGCAAAGTTCTTTCAGATTATTTCGTGACGACCTTCGGCAGTTTCCTCTTCGTCTCTTTCGGCTCCTCGATTGGCTGCTGGGCAAAAGGAACGAAGCAAGAGCCTGCGTAGTCGCTCGAATAGATGTGCCCGCCGACGACGCGCGTCACCCTCCAGCGCGGGTTATAGTCAAACGTCGCCTCTTCTCCGATTTTCAGCGAGCTCAGGCAGCCCTCCGCCTCTTCCGGTCTCTGAATGATTTCCATCTGCTTATCTCCTTATTAATTAAAATAAAATAGAATCTTGATTAGTACAGCATCGGCATCACCGTATGCCGCTCGTAGAAACACAGCAAAAGACCGTCCGCAAGGTCAGGCGATTTTCCCCCGTGCCTTTTCTTGTACTCGTCTTTGCTCTCCACGCATTTCTGCCCTTTCTTGTTGAACGTATACCGCCTGTCAGAAAGCTCGGTCATAAGCTGTGAGTCGTTCGGGATTCCCGCCTCAGACAGGCAGAAAGTAAGCCACATCTCGCTTGCTGCCGTGTCGAATTTGTCAGTGTCAACGGCTTTCTCGCCGAAGTTCACGTCCTCGATATTATGATATCCCCGCTCCCTAAGAATATCCACAAGTCCGCCGCCCACACCGCCGCCGTCAATACAGGCATGAATGTCTCTGTCCCTGTCAGCCAATAGCTCGAACTTGTCCGCCTGCTCCGTCAAAGACAATTTTTTATAGACCTTGTATTCAACGACCTGCATTCCCTTACGCTTGAACATTGTTGTGGAATCTCCGCCATAGCGCGCAACGTCAACGCCGATAGCATAAGCCCCTTCCTTGTCGGCTTCCCTTTCCATTGCCTCGCGGATTGAGACGCGGTTCATTATGCAGTTGTCACCCTGCTTCCTGTACTTTCCGCCCCAAACGTGCTCTGCGTTATCAGCGTCCTCTGCATAGTCGGCTTCCATTTCCGCACGGCTTCGTTCTGTAAACCACGGATTATCCTGCCAGTTCATTTCAACACAAATTGCACCTTTTCGGCCTTTTAATTTCTCTATCGGGTCATCTGGACTATCAGGATTCCAGCAGGCCCATATCTCCGCATTATTGGCTCTAATTGTCGGTAAAAGTAACTCTAGCGATTCTTTAGAAATAGACTGAGCTTCTTCAAGCCAACAAAGGTTATAGCCCTCCAAAGACTTGATTGAGCGTGCCGCTCGCAAATCACGCAAGCCACGGAATATGACGTGCGAGCCGTTCGCGTTATCAAGCGATTCTTTTTTTACGTCCCACCCCTGCAAATCCAGCCGCTGAATCGTATCAACCAAAAGCCTGTAAGCCGATTCGTCGATTGAGTTCTGTATCTCACGGCAACAGACAAGGCGGTTAGGCGATTCCGTAAGTTTCTGCATGAGAAGGCTTGAGACCCCCCATGACTTTGATGAACCACGACCGCCAAAAGTCAATTTATATGGTGCAGTCTCTCTGAATATTTCAAGTTTCGGGGCGACCTGCATTTTATAAAGTCTTATATAGGCTTCCGCCTTATCCTGTGGCATTTTGAGAAATTCTTCTTTACTCGGCTTCGGTATCATCAGTTCCGTCATTCTCAAATACCATTTTATAAAGTTCTTCCCTTGAAAGTTTTGAGCAATCCACGTTTGCGTTCATATCGACTTCGATTTTTTCTGATTCTTTCTTGAAAAGATAAGGGAGTAAGTCAGCTATGATTTTTGCCTTGACTTGCGGGGCAACCTCTGAATCGTTAATAATCTCCAAGTCCGCACCGATTAAAAACTCAATGGCAGAAAGTTTAACGCTCTTGAAAGTTCCGTCTTTTTTCGACTGCTGAATCTCTTTCTTGAATCTGAGTTCATAAACCTTTTCTATGACTTTTTCAATGTTCGGGCAACCTTTTCTTGACCTTCTGTCTGCGGGAGGTTTCCACCCCGGTTTGAACGATGTTGAACTTCTTGCCATGATTTACCCCATTAAAAACCCATTACTTTGAGTTATTTTTATTTCTTAACAAGATTAATATAAACCCCTTTTTTATTTAAGCAAGATTGCTTTTATCTCCTCGTAGCTTTTATTTTCGGCAATCAACGCCTGCACAAGGTTCTCTTTTTTTGCGATTTTTTCAAGGGTTTCATCGCCTAAAGACTTCCTGTCAACTTTTGGAGGCAAATCCAGTGACTTGTTTATCAATCTGGAATAAGTGCTGTAGGCAAATTTCTTTATATTTTGGTTTTCCGTCTTGTCGCAAATTTCAGCTTTTATAGTATCGGTGAGGTTTTTTCGGATAAGTTTCCCCTGCATACGATACTCGCCATGTTTCCGCAAAGAGGGCAGGACCTCCCCTGTTACCCATGCCCTGAACACGATTGCCGTTTGTTTCCGGCTCGCAAAAATCAGCTCGTAAAGCCACTGCTCATTAATGATTGTAAGCTGGGTGTGAGTTTTCCCCTCTTGCAGGGAGATTGTCTTTACCCCCAAATTTGGGCTATCGTTTGAACCTATACCCCGCTTTTTATAAAAATCCCCAACAACTTCCATTCGTTGTTTCAGGGAATTGATTGCATCCGCACTGTTCTTGATACCAAGACATCTACAAACTTGCGCCGCTAAAAACCACGGCTCACCATCTTTGTCAATGAAGCCCCGAAAAGTTCCCAAAACGTCATTCTTAAATGTCATTAGTTCCGAAGATTTCATGTCGCACCTCGTAAAAGTAAAAAAGTGCGGCTTAGTCATTGTTTACGCAATTTTCAGCCGTGGGAGTTATCCGTATGAAAAAGTATACACCATTTTTGGTAATAGCTCAACAAAAAAAAAGCGGGGAATGCTGACCAAACAAGCCATGCATCCCCCCGCAAAAGAGCAAAGTCTAACAGCAGTAGACCTAAAATCAAGCTAAACCAAACCGCCGGAAATGTCAATCCTCGGCGACCCTGAAAAACCTGCTCGTCGCAACGCCCTGCCAGCTCAGTCGCCCGAAAATAAAAAAACTCGGGAAAAACTTCCCGAGCCAATCTTTTCAAAGGAGATTAATTTCATGGTTTAAATGATGTAAGGCAGTCGTAATTATAGCACCGTGATTTTTGTTTTTCAACATTTCTTCCGCCCCTAATCAAATACCGACGGCTCGTCGGTCAGCCGGTAGCCTATCCGCCTGTATTCCGCGTACACCTTGCCCCATATCAGCTCGCACTGCTTGCGCTCTGCCGGAAGATACATCGACATGATGTCAAGCTGCCTCTGCAAGTCGACGGAATATGGGCAGCCCTTGCATCCCGTCCGCCGGAAGTTGTAGGGCGGATAATACAGCTCGCACAGCCTCACGTCGTAGCGGCGGACAAACTCATTTATCCACTCGTCCGACACCACCAGCAATGGGTGGAATTTTTTGAGGACAGTCGCGCCCTCGTCCGCAAAAATCGCGCAGCTTCTGACGCTCTGCCGAAGCCCGCCCTCCTCTTGCCTTATACCCGTCATCGTTATCGGGCGGCCGTTCTCCTCCTGCCATTGCGCGCACGGCTTCTTCTTCAGCTCGTGGCAGCACCTGTCGGACACCTTGAGCGGGAATTCCGCCGTGAAGTTATAGCGCAATTTTTCAGGACAAAGGAAATTTTTCTTTTTCCCCTCTCCGAGATAGTCCTTCACGGTTTTCGTCTTTCCTCCGCGCTGGAAAATGGCGACCTTCTGCGAGTGCTCCTTGCTCTTAAAAGGATAGCCTACGTCCGCAAGCATCGTCGTGATGTTCCTTGCCGGCCTGATTATCCTGATTCGCTCGTCCGTCTCTGCTTTCCTGTGCACGAACTCGCGAATCGTCTTGTAGTCGATCCCCGTGTCGATGTATACGCGCGGAATCTGGTTACCCGGCAGCGCAATATCAATCAGCTCCGAAAGTACCGTCGAATCCTTGCCGCCCGAAAAGCTCACGAAAGATTTATCCTCAAGATGATACAGCTCGTTCATCGACCGAATCTTCTGCACCCTGTCAAAAAAAACAAATTCGAAATCGTCCACGCTACCCAATGCGTAATCAGCATTAGGCTTCGTCTACTTGTCATCGACCACGATTTCCGAAATTACAGGGCTTATCACAACTCGCAAGCCCCAACCGCATTCATGCGGATTTAGCGCTTTCCTCCGAAATTTGTTTTTCTAAATCCATTGTATGGAATTTTCTTCTGAGCCCTGTTCGGGTTCCCGAGCGATATTCCGCACGGCATTTTGTCGAGGAACGTGAACAAATCAACTATCTCAGAAACCGAATACCATGCAGAATCAATCTCGACTGAATTGTCCGACGTGGAATATCCTGTTATCAAGTAGCTTGTTGACGGCGCAAGGGTCTTGTCTATCACCCATATCAGCGGCATCGACCCGTTGGGACGCTTTTTCACCCGAAAGTGCCTGTCATGTGTCTCAATCAATTCTTTAATTGTTTTAAATGGTTTGTAGTCATTCATTTCTTTTACCTCGCATATTTTCTGCTTGATTTTTTTTATTCCGCCGTTTTCTCCGCTTTCCCCATTTTGTAAGCCGTGAAAATAAGCCGTCTTACTTCTGCGGCGGTGAGCGTCACACCTTGCCCTGATTTCTCGTCTGTCAGCATATCCTCGTAGCTGTCATAGCAAGCCGTGCCATTGTAAGTGCCTATTTGCAGAATCAGGTTGAAAAGCTCCTCGTCAATGTCCATTTTTATTTTTCCTCCAAAAATTACGGCTTTCTGGATTCCGATTTCCAACGAACCTTTCGGAATCCCCGGCAACCGCTGCCGCCTTTTTACAGAAAAATCTTTTCCGCTATTTTTTTACGAAAACAGCAGTAAAAAACGATATATTTAACGGTCAACGACCGCTTTTTCCGAAAGTTCATCAAGAAAAATTAATTCTTGAGCATACGGCAATGTCCTCGCCCAGCCAATAAATGATTTACTCCATTCCGTAAGTTTATGAAACCGCCTATGCCCTTTACTGCACATTGCAAGCAAGTTTTCATAATCCATAGTTACAGTTCTTTTTTGCAACCAACTTTCAGGCAACAATCTAATTAATTCTTTCCAATAGCGTTTGTCTTTTGTTTCATTGTATTTCTGCCTTAATTTTTCAAGTCTTGTTATTATTTCAGCCCAAATTGCAGAAACATATACATTACTATCATCTTTACAGTCATTGAAGTCATCCATTTCAAAGCACTCTATCGTTATCGGAGTGCTTGCCAACTTGTGCATTGTGGAGCATGAGTCGCTCACCGTTCCGACTTTGTATTGGTCAGCTTCCTTCCACCAAAAAAGCGGAGCGGTTATGTCCACGCTCACGAAAATCTGACGCATAAACTTCCTGTGTTCTGAACCTGCTTTTATCAATGTCTGTGCAAGTTTCAAATCATTTTCACCAATTTCTGTGTTTTCAATTTTTCCATTATAACCTTTGAAAACTGAATCACTTTTATTCCAACTATTTTTTGGATTCCTAGCCCCCAAAATCGCATTATAAATGTTATATACTGATGTATCTTCAAAGCGCATTATTTTCTCCTTACTGTTCTGGCTCTGGAAGTTCCGTCCATGCCGTGACTTCATCGTCGGAAAAGAGCGTGTTTCCGTCGTAGTCGGAACAAACCCACTCGAATTTCCTTTTTCCCACCTGTCTTCTTATTGCCTGTGTCCAGCCAAGGCTTTTCGTGTAGGCAAGCACCGGCTTTCTTTGCACGCACATTTCGCCGGACGTTTCTGGCAGGTCGCCCTTCGCGGGGTAGTGCATTTTAATCATTTCAAACCCTCCAAGAAAGGGGACTTTCCCACCCTCGG